CATAAGCTCTTCGTCAAACAGAAGCATTCGATCTTCTGCAAATTTCTTCAGTTCACCCAACGGTACAGATTCGGTTTTAGATCCCTGAATTACTTTCTCAACGCCAAAAGGCCCGTTTTCAGCAACCCATCGCTCAACGAATTCCTTCGCGTTGTACGGGTCATAACCGAAACATCGGACATCATAATTAGACTCAATTATGTAGTTGTCGAGATCCTCATATACTTCAAGAGGCTTCAGTACAGTGCCATCCATTACCATCAAGCTGCCTTCTTTTATGAACTGCTCATACTTAACACGCATGGCATGCGGTAATTTCATAAGCGTTCTGGAAGTTATGTAGTTTCGGGTCTTTATCCCGAATGCGCCATTCGATAATGGGAACAAGAACGTGAATGCGCAGAAGTCATCACCCTGTGAAAGGTCAGCTCCCAGCGCACAAGGCATCTGCCAATAGTCTCGCTTTCTATGCGGGAGGGTTTCTTCGTAAGAGAAGAAATATGTAAAGCCCTCCATAGGGATACCGAAACGCTTGGCCAAAATATCGTTCCTTGTAGAAGGAGCATTCTCTGCTCTTTCTACATCCAGCTGGTAGGTTTCATAGGTAACCGTCTTACCGAGATTGGGATTGGCCTTTACCCATCTTCGTGGATCTCTAACTTCATCAATCGAGTCGAGTTTGTAATACCAGATAGACACATGAGGGTTGATGTACTCACCCTTAAGGATGTCCAGCAACTCCATTTTGATTGTATCGCCGCTTCCGTTACGGACAGTACCTTCCGAACTGATGGCTACTATCAGATAGTCATCGTTCTTGGAAGCACCTTGTTCAATGGCACCGATTACGTCTTCTCGGATGTCACCGGACAGCCACTCGTCGACGGTTGCTACTTTACATCTAAGACCCTGCAACTTGTCGATGCTCATGGGTCTTATCTCCAGAAGAGATCCGGTCAGGAAATTCTCAACGCCCTTCTTAGTAGATGCCAGTTTCACACGATTAGCCTTAGAGCCGGTCGTGTTCTGGATAGAGCCTTCTGTAAGAAACTTATACAGTGGTCCTCTCGATCTAGTGATAGCGGTTCGAATCGGTGACATTACCTCTTCGGCTTGCTTCATTGTCGGAGCTGTGGTTATCTGGTGAGTTGTTGAGGTATCGGCATTTAGGAAGTAGTTCTGGATACACGAGGCATACATTGACTTAGCCGCACCTCTAGCTACTATGAGATACTGCTTGTTAACCAGTCGTTTCTTAATCGACTTTTTAACATAACGCCCGCCACGTCCATCGGGATATGGTTCGTAGACACTTCTCTCGACGAAGTAATACCAACCAAAAATTTGTTCGGCCCATAGTTTGAAAGAGTCAAGGAGATGGAGATCTTCGCCGTCGGTCAATGTGAGTTCATCCTCGCAATAACTAACAAAACCCTCGACTGCTTGGTCATCATACCAAATGCCGGGGTTAGCTATGAGATCGTCAATACGATGCATCTCCATCTCAATCTCTTTACATATGGGTATTTCTCCTCGCATTACGGCATCTCGAAACTGGCCGTAGTAGCGGGGAGTGGCCGTGTTCGATAAAGCCATGTTTAACCTCTCAACTCCTTAATGGAAAGAGCGATACCGAGGGCCGAACTTCCAATCGCCAATACGGTTCCGGCCGTTTCAAGCGTCTTGGTTACATACTCTCTGCCTCTAGATGTCTTCCTCGGGGCAAACATATCGTTATACTGTTTCTCCAGCATGGCACGATTAATTTGATCCCGCATCTCTTTGTCGGACATATTACTCAAATCCATAGGCTGTACCTTGGGCTTAGATCTGGTATTGTTGTCAATATTTTTGAGTTCTCTAACCATGTTCTGGGAGCTATCGACAACGCCCTTTGCTCTGGTAGTATCTTCTTTTACCCATCTTTTGGGGTCCGGCCCGTCAATATTAATACGATTATCTTTCTTCTTTGCGTTGTTCTCTCGAACATCACGATCGTATCTCAGTTTTCCAGCAGGGGTCAAACTACCATCTTTGTTCTGATAGCGTCTTACTCCCCACTTCATGCCTTTGATGCCCGCATGGGTTAAATATCTCTTTTCATGCATGGTTTGCTCCTTTCTTGCCTATTTGGTTACACCGCCGAATATACCTGAATCATTTCACCTTCCGATCCAGAGGTCTTTGCTACGGCCGCGGTTCCGTTGGTTGTGGCTTTTTGTACAAAGGTTCCTTGATCGGCCGCCTCTTCATTCACGGTTACGGTTCCATCCCCGCTGACATTCGCGATTTTACACATTGACTTACCGCCATCATAGTAAATTATCGCTACTGAGTTTTCGGATAGTGCAACCGCACCCGGGTACCGCATAGAACTGCCACTGAAATATTCAGCACCTCGCGATGTGATTTTCGTATCGTCGATATCCAAGACTTGTGCAATTCCTTTAAGTTCTGAACTGTCCGAGCTAAGAATGCCATAACCTTTGTACACGAGCATAGCACGATTTTCGCTAAGTTTTACTACGGACTGGTATTGATCGGCATAATATTTAAGACCGGTGAACTGACTATAGCTAATTGTAGATCCATTTACCTTAATAACGTGAAGCCAAAAACCGGAAGAGCTACCCCCTAGCCACGATAACGAATATAGAAATCTATTCGAATCTAATTGACATATTGACATGTAATTTGCAGAAAATTCCGCTCCTCTGCCTCCATCTACTACGCTACGAACCGTTCCTAGGTTCAAAGTCGAGTCGGTAACGGTAACAACTCTGGCTCTTATATGTCGAGCATAAGATGAACCGCTTGTTTCGCTTTCGCCGTAAATTAGGAGCGCCTGACCACTTGATATTTTTTCAATATGAACCGTTTTTGGGTATGCATAATTTGAATACTTACAAATTGTCACATTTACTAATTTTGAGTTTTCGACCTTGTAATGACTTAATACCCCATCGTTTTGTTGTGAACGTCCACAAAAAGCAAACAGGATATGATCACTAGAAAGGGCCGTAACGCTTATGGCTTCAGCATACAGACCGCTTATCGACTGGTCGGGATTATATGCAAGCCGTTGTTTGTCTAAAAGTTCGACGTTATCTCCATCTACACTGATTAAGCAACCAGTTGCGGAATATCCAGCATTAGAAGCTGATATGTTTGGAAGGGTAAAGGCGACAACCGCCAAGTCTTTTGATATTATGGCTATGCTCATTTTACCTGTATTGGTGTTTGTCCCGTCTAGACGTGTTGGTGTTCCGACGATTATGTTTTCTTCATCAAAGGTTAATACCAAAACCGTCGCATAAGCGTAAGGTTGGCCTAAGTCTCCATATGCCACAAGGACTCTATTCTCATCAAGCTTGGCGGCCGAGACAGATTGAATCGAAGTGTTGATAAACTCCGTGGAATTATACCTCATGACGAACTCTACAAAATCTCCGGCCGATACACTGGCTCCGACACTCACTCTGTATTCTCTGATAACTCCATTAATATCAAGGTTGTAGATCGGGCGAGATAGGCTCGTGGAAAATAAAATTTTATTACCATTTATGTATGCCATGTTATACCTCCCTCGTGAGCGGAATGGAAACGACATCGAAACTAATGTCGTCGTCCTCGACATCGCTGCTTATGGACACCGAGGTGAATCCGTCTTGGGTTGGTCTGAGAAACCAAATAACCAAACTTTTAACGGGGTTTTCCGAAGAAGTACTCTCGGCGGTCTGCACATATATTATGTTGTTTGCACCATCTATACCAGTACCGGGACCAGCCACTCCGTCATCGGCTCGGACTATCATCCATCCACTAGCCGGGATTGGTGTACCAATCGGCATGATCTCGCACATACTGTTGAGAATAGCATAATAGGCATCGGCTCCGGTCACGCTGTCGAGGACGATATTATCCTGGGTGCCACCCGTCATATTAGTGTCGGTGACATAGCTGAAACACGTATTTATTTCAAGGAGCTCGCGCTTATAGCTCATTTTGACATAAGTAAGGAAGCGGGGGATTTGAACTTTCCGTGATTTCAACTCATTAAGGATATCCATCGAGGGGTCGTCGGTTATAATGGCAAAAAGGTTGGCTTTCTCGTCTTCGGATAAAGCCTGGTATTCCTCTTCGCTTCCGACAAACACTCGCATCTCATTCCCGTCGATTGTGTATAGTTTTTTTGTATGGTTACCACCGAAATCAAGTAAGTTTTGCTTGAGAACGTTCTCCATATGAGGGACCGTCGCTTCTGTGAAAGTAGCAACTTCGGCACTGATTTCGGAAAGCGCACTTGACTTAGCGGTGTTACTGGTTTCCTGAATTTCTTGAATTGCTGTGTTACTGGTTTCCTGAATTTCTTGAATTGCGGAGTTTCCAGTTTCCTGAATTTCTTGAATTGCAGAGTTCTTCACAGAGTCACTTGCGGTCAGGATTTCTTCGTACCAACTAGCTATAATATCCGTATAATCGGCGATTAAGCTCTCCGAACTATCAATACCAGTCGATACAATAACCCCGCTGTACGGTAATGTGTTCCAAGAGTACTCAATCCTTGTTTCGTTCTTACATAAGAAACGTATTGCAAAGTTTAGTGTTCCTACAAGTTCAGTAGCGGCATGGGAAATTAACCAGCTGAATGTCGCCGAATTAGCATCGTCTTCTTTTATTGTCAAGTCGTCAACTTCATATACGCCGGAGCTTCGATCGTTGTTATCGCCGTCAATGTTTATAAAGTGTACTTCCACATTGGTACAATCCATTACATTGTGACCCTCTATAATAAGCGGTATTTCGAAACTAAAGCGTTCGCTGTTATGGTCACCTTGCACAAGGAGTAGTTTTCCTTCCGATTCGTGATGTATAGATCTATCGGCCGTGTTTATACTGAATAGTTTTTCATCATCCACGATGGGGTGATCCGTTGTATGCGCCATTATTTATCCCTCCTATTCCATTTTGAATTTTTGTGATTGGCTTACTCATCTACTTCAATACCGAGCCTAAACTCTTGCTCTTTTAATTCCTCTTTGAGGGCAGCTATGGCTGCGGAACTCTGAGGCGGGTCAAAAACCAATCGAACTTTGATGTAAACATATGTCTTGACTGCTTCTATGTCTTCTCTTTCGCCCAGGAATCTTGCCCAGGTGTCGAGATCGCTCTTTATGCGGAACCCCTCGGCAGGTCCTATACCGAGCTGTCTCAAAGACATTAATGCACTGTTTATGTACATGATTATGTCGGTATCGAAGGCAGTGTACTCTTTCCCCATACCGAGTAATTTCTTAATAGATGTTAAAATTGATTCCACTTTTACCTCCTCCACGGACAAGTGTCGTTTTTGCGCCGCTCAATTGGCGCTGTGATAAGTAAACTTTTATCTCCATAATGTATGGCGTCGTGTGTGTTTTTAATCGTGCATATGAGATACTCGGGGTCTAGCAAATACTTTGTTCTTCTGACCAGATCATCCATTGTAATCGGATTCATGTGATGAACGATAATAATGCCGTCGATCACTCGGTCCTCCATTCCTAGATCACATCCGTTGTCTCGGATGATAGCCGCCCTTCTGGACGCTTTCCATTCGGGATCATTCTTGTAGAATGCTTGGTTCAAATATCGGTCGAATCCAAATGTTTCTTCGCCGACTCTGCCATCGAGTCTCAAATACTCGTACCGTTCTTCGAAAGTCGGGAAGGTAATTAGCTCAGAATATGTTCTAATCATCTTCGCCATCTCCGTGACCCGAATACTTACGCATTGCTTTGATAGCGTCGCTGTAAAGTTCCTCAACTCTCTTAGCTGACTGTAGAGCTTCTGTCTTCGCTGTGATTAGTTCCTTCTGCTTCTCAAGAATCTCTTTTTCAATTCTTTCTTTGGTAGAACCCAACTTTAAATAATGCGTTATAACCTGAGAAGACGCAGTTCCCTCTTGCAATTGCTTCTCGGCAAGATCGACGGCCAAGGATATCAACTGATTCTCTCTAGCTTCCGGTGTTAAAGCGGGTCTCCTCTTCTGCGAGGAACTCGGTGAGCTCGTCGACTTAACTTTCGCCACTCTTACCGCCTCCTCTCATATGGTTGTCTGTGACTTTTCATTAAGATTTTTCTTTGCGTTAGATAGTTTTAATCATGTTTCATACAGTCTTTAAAAAGACCCATAAAGTCTAATGACGTCTATATTTACAGAAAGGAGAAAAGAAACGTAAAACCATCTCTTAAACGCCATGAGGTTTTATGGGCCCGCCTAAAGACTGTATGGGCATTTTCGTCATTAAAGATTAATAACCTAACAGTATTTCGGCTACCTCCTTAACGTCTCTTGCAAGTCTTCTCGTGCCATCGAAAAAGTCGTTAAGGACTGTTAGAGTTTTAACATAGGCTACCCCCACGCCAATGGCCCCGATGCCCACCATTACTCCGCCAACAACACGCTTTACCTTCTTACTGTTCCTGTATTTTTGACAACTGTCTACTGACATATCGCCTAAAGACTTACTCTTCTTTGACTTCTTATTATTGTCCTCAGCAACCCTCTGTTTTCTACGACCCCACTTCATACCTTTTATGCCATAGTGATAAAGTTCATCCATATAAACCCCTCCTCTCTAAAATGCTTTTCAAAAATATACCCCCGGAGAAAAATTTAGG